GCATAACCCAGTCATGATAACGATCACGAACATTGTTTGCCAAAAATATTACCCAATATAAAGAAGAGTCACCATAATATCTTTCAGCAACTTCTTCAGGTGACTGCCCAGATTTTACCGTATAAAAATCAAATTCAAAAATTGTACTTTCAATTTGTGGTACGATGTCAACTCTTTTTAGCAAGTGAGTAAAGGTATCAAACTTACCGTTACCTTCAACATCATAATTGATTCTAGGAAAATAATCGAAATGACTCATTAATAGTTATCCTTTGCAACTCTACCTCTGTACAGTGTTTCAACTTCTTGAAATGATAATTGCATAGTTACCTCTGTAAAAGGTGAAGAGTTTGGGTCTTCTGATTTAAAAAATGCTGTTCTGTCAGAACCATAAGTCACGTTTACGCTTTTGAGAAAACACCTACCCATTTTGATTGGATAATTATTTTCTTGTGCATTTACCATAAACTGTATGTCAAAAAATCCCGGTGAGTCATAATATATTTTACCAGATGATTTAACCTTTTTAGATGTTTCAGATGGGTCAATATTACCTAATTGTGTATTTTGGTCTAAATTAACCGGATCTTTTGTGATACCCTTTTTACTTTCAACATCTTGTATCATCTTTGTTGACAAACTAGGCATTTGATATATTCTGAAAGTTTTAATTATATTCTTTACTTCGATTGCTTCTTCTTCTGATCTAGGCATAAATTTAAAATCAAAAGAGAATGTTCTTCTATCTACACCCTTGAATGCAACTTCTGTTCTGTCACTTCTAATACCTCTACCGGATAATATTTCACCAGTTTCTCGAAATCCCGGTAATGATTGCTCAATTTGATTTTGAAGTAATGCTTCAAAATTTCCAAGTGCACTTTTAAGATTGCCCATATTGATGGTACCACCGCCTGTTAGTGCCTCTATGTTTCCCATAACCCCACCAGCGGCGGCAGTTAAAAAATTACTTACATCAGTTTCGGCAAGGTTGACGCTTGTATTGTTTGATACCTTTGCAGGAAAATATAAAGCAACTGATTCCATATGTTTGAAAGTTGCATTTCTTCTCAGTGACATTGCTTTGGTTTTAAAATCATCAGGTTTATTTTTGTCATCACCGGTACCATCTTGCGGTGGTGGGGTAGGTGCTGTTTTTTCTTTTGATAAGTCTTCATTCTTTTTAGCAAGTGTTTGGTTTTCTTTTATTGCTTCGTTATACTTCCTACTGTATTCAGCAACTTTGTCAATAGTTTCTTGTTTTAACAACCCACTTTGTTTGTTGCCCACTCTTCTTTCACTTGCAAAATATTGTTTTGTTCCTTTTGATAAGTTTGTTCCAGATTTTAATTGTTCTTTCTCTATTTGACCAAAAGATGCAAGACCTCTATATTCCTGATAGTCATCTTCTATTTGTTTCGTGTTTGTATTATTATTATTTGTTGTTTTTATATTGCTATCTATTTGACCTGTTTTTGTATCTTCTGCTTGTTCTGGTGCACCTTTTTCTTTTTGTGTTTGTGTAGCGGCATTTTGCCCTTCTTCTAATTCTTTTATTTGACCATTATCTTGTAAGTATATTTTAAAAAGTATTGAATATTTGTTATGTTTGTTACCTAAATCAAGTGGATATCTTAGTACGTTCTTTTTACCAGAACCAAAATCACCTTTTATTTTTTGATAATTTGGAGCATCAGCAGACTTTAGAGCACCTTCACCACGATCAGATTTAAGTAAAGCACCTGCATTTTTTACAATGTTTGCACCTGCGCCTTTGGCACTATTTCTTGCTATGTTTGCTAAATTTATTGGCATATTTGTATTTATAAGTATTTAATGTGAAATATCATAAAGGTAAATTCAAACCAACAAACCCTGAAAAATATGTTGGGGACTCAAATAATATAGTTTATAGAAGTTCGTGGGAACTTAAATTTATGATTTATTGTGACACAAACCCAAACGTCTTACAATATGCAAGCGAAGAAATATTCATACCATACGTTTCACCAGTTGACAATAAAGTTCATCGTTACTTTCCAGATTTTTTGATGAAAGTAAAGAAGGCGAATGGTATTATTTCAAAGATTTTAGTTGAAGTAAAACCAAAAAGTCAAACGAAACCACCTGTTCCGGGCAAAAGAAAAACAAAAAGATTCTTAAACGAAGTGAAAACATGGAGGGTGAACGAATCAAAATGGAAACAAGCAGAAAAATTTTGTAAAGATCACAATATGGAATTCATGATTATCACAGAAGACCATCTATTCAAATATAAATAGTTATGTGGCAGTAGATACACAACAGTTTCTGGAAACGATGCGTACTCTTCAGGATAACCCTGAATTAGAAAATTACGCCGAAACAAAATTAGTAGACTGGTATAAAGAACAGATACGAAACCTTAAAGTTTATAGTTACTCTTCTGGTTTGGCATCTGATTTCATGTCATCTGACATGACAAGATCAAATAGACCGATGGATGGTAGTTTGAATTTATTTTTATATTCGCCAAAGTATGAAAAGAAACTACCGTATTATGATCGGTTTCCTTTGGTTATACCAATAAGAAGGTTCAATTCAACCAGTAATGGAAAAAAGAAATCAGGTGCTGGTTTTATTGGAATGAATTTTCACTACTTGCCATATCTTTTGAGATACAAACTTTTAATGGACTTATTGCCAAAAGGTGTAATGGATCGAAGTATTGAAAAACTTTTTGTAAGATATCCAGAAGTAAAAGATATTGATTTAGCAAAACCTGTCATAAAAAGATATTTACTTGACAGGGTTCAATCAAATTATAGGTATTTTAGTTTAGAAGATTATATGACAATGATGATGGCACCGATTGAAAACTTTGCTAAAAAACCAAAAGTAGCAGTTTGGGCAGATAGTAGACGAATTGCAGTGGGTGACAAAAAATAAAAAGGAATAAAAATGCCATTAGAATTTGACAAATTAGCAACGCAAGGATTAAACAAATTAGTAGGTGTATTTCAAAGTAGAGATGGTTACGCAAGACCTTCAAGATACGAAGTTGAAATTGCTTTACCTTCAGGTATAAACCAAGATGTCATGGACAAAGCAAACGGATCTTTGAATGATCCTGTAAACCTTCTTCAAAGATCAATAATAGGTGGCGGTTTCAACGGGACTAGAAAAATGTCGCTCAGGTGTGATCAAATATCATTTCCCGGTAAAAACCTAAGAACCACACCAACAACTGCAATTGATTATGGTCCTCCAAGAGAAATGGCACAAGGTGCTATTTTTGGAGAAGTTACACTTTCTTTTTATGCAAGTTCTGATCATAGAGAAAGGGTTTTGTTACAAGAATGGCAAGAACTCATTTTTAACACAAATAGAAGTAGCAAAAAAGATGTTTATGACGTAAACTACTACAATAATTATATCGGGCAGATTGATGTTTTTCAGTTGAATGAATTAGATGAAAGAACCTATGCGGTTTCAATACACGAAGTATATCCAAAGTCAATCAATGCAATTGAATTGAATCACTCTTCTACAAACTCAATTTCAAGAGCAACCGCATCATTTGTATTCAACAGGTGGTCATCTGAAACAATAGAGACGAAATATTTAGATACCGCTTTAGATGTGGCAAGAGATTTTGGTGCAGATGCGGCAGTAAATGTTGCTTCGTCTGCTTTACCTAATGTTTTAAATTTATAATAAATATTTTTTATAGGAGCATATATTATGGCATTACCAATATTAGAAACAACAAGACACGACTTGAATATTCCATCCAGTGGTGAAACAATTAGTTACAGACCATTTTTAGTAAAAGAACAAAAAATGATAATGATTGCAACCGAAACTGGAAACCAAGGTGACATGATCAATTCAATGATTGATATCGTCAATTCATGTACTTTTAATAAAATAAAAGCAGAAAACTTAGCATCATTTGATCTTGAATATATTTTTTTAAAGATAAGATCAAAATCAATGGGTTCTGAAGTAAAATTAAATATAATATGTGAAGACGATGGTGAAACACAAGTTGAAACTAAAGTAAACATCGATGAGATTGAAATAAAATTTCCAGAAAATTTAGATCCGGTTTTACAATTAACAAATGATATTTTCATTGAATTGGGTTACCCAACTATGAAAGAAATATCAAATATTTTTGGAAAAAACGATGAAGCATCAGACATACAAGTTACGCAACTTTTTGACATGATTAAAACTTGTGTTGTAAGGATAGTAGAAAAAAGTGAAAATAAAGTATACGAAAAACAAGATTTTAGTGATGAAGACTTAGATAGTTTTTTGGACAGTCTAAATAACGAACAGTTTGCAAAAATTGAAAAATTTTTCAATGAAATGCCTAAACTTAGACATGAAATAAAAGTTACAAATCCGAACACCAAAAAGAGAAATAAAGTTATATTGGAAGGTTTACAAAGTTTTTTAGAATAGTCCTTTCTCATGAAAGTTTAGAATCATATATTGAAAGTAACTTTCATTTGATCTATGTGCATAAATTCGAATCAAGTTACATAGAAAATATGTTTCCGTGGGAAAGGGAAATTATAATAAATAGATTAAACGAGTACATAAAAGAAGAAAATGAAAGAATAAAAGCGGAAGAAAGGAAAATTAATGCAAGATAGCACATCTTACGATTTAGATGGTGATGGCGTTGTTAATGATAAGGAACTTGAAATAGTGGAAGAAAAACTTGATGCACAAAGAAGAATGGCATGGACTGCAATGGGTTCTATGTTATTTTTTACTTTATTTTTATTTTTACCCATAGTTGAAGATTCAAGAGTATCTGCTTTGGCAGATTTGCTTGGATTGTTTTATATTGGTCAAGCATCCGTTGTAGGTGCTTATATGGGATTCTCTGCATACATGAATAATAAAAAGAACTAGGATAACCTGTGGAAGAAAAGCAATTACAAATATTTCTTAAAAATGTGGAAGGTGGTTTACTAAACGCCATTAATCAAACTGGTAAGGTAGTTCTTGCAGAACAACAAAAAATAAGTAAAAAACAAGCAGATGACTTGCGAAAAAGAGCAAAGCAAGGTGAAGAACTTGATAGAACACAAATTGCATTTCTCGAAAAAGCAGATGAAAGGGACAAAAAAGCAGAAGAACTACGTGCAGAAAGACGAATAAAAAATGAAAAAGTAATTAGTGATTTTCAGTATAGAGAAATAAAAAGACGACAAGATGCTGGTGAAAAGTTATCACAAGATGATTTAGCACGTTTGAAGAAAAAAGATTTACGTGACAAAGAAAGAGAAATAGAAGAAAAAAAAGGTAGAGAAGTTTTTGCTTCAGTCACAAAACCAATACAAAAACTCAAAGACAATTTTGGTGCTTTGTTCACTGTTTTAGGATTATTCATAAAATTAAAGTTTTTTAAATTTTTTCTAAGCACTGGTATGGGTGGTAAATGGTTAGAAAGTATTCTAGGCATAATTAACTTTTTTGGTGACTTAACAAAAATATGGGGTGATGAAAAAAAACCTCTTGAAGACAAACTCAAAGAAACAATACCATTACTTGGTGAACTGTTTAAAAATGTTTTTATTGCTCTTATGCCTTTTATGGCATTAGCACTTGTTAAATTTTTGGCAGGTAAAGTTCTAACTTTCTTTTTTATAGGTCTTGGTAAACTTGCATTGTCAGGGTTCATTACTACCCTCAAAACAGCAGGAAAAACGATTGCAAGTGTATTTACAAAGGAAAGTGTGGTAAAAGGTTTTGATTTAATTCGTTCAAAGAGTAAAGATTATTTCAAAAGAATTGGGGACGGTTTTAAAAATCTCAAAGCAGATCCAAAAGGTTTTTTCTCAGGGATTGGTACAAAGACGAAAGACTTTTTTGCTAGAATAAATCCATTTGGCAAAGGTGGGTTTCTTTCTAAAATAGGAGACTTTTTTAAAGGTTCTGGTAAAAGCGGTGGAATGATGAAATTTTTCAGAAGTCCAGCATTTAAAATTTTTAAAAATGTTGCTAGTAAAGGTCTAAAGGCAGTTCCATATCTTGGTCAAGTTATCATGGCAATTGAAGGTATTATGGGTGGATTTTCAGCAGGTATGGAAAAATATGAAGAAGGTGGTAGCATAGGTGATATCATAGTTGCTACTTTCGGTGGTATTGTTGATGGGGTTTTCGGATGGATAGTTGATATAGGTGCATGGTTAGCAGGCGTGTTTGGTTTTGAAGAAGTTGAAAAGAAATTAGATGAATTCTCATTCGCTGATTTGTATAGTGGAATGTGGCAAGCAGTTAAAAATTGGTTTTCTGGTGCAGATTCGGACGCACCAGAAGAAAGTTGGTGGTCTTTGTTATGGGGAAAAATAACATCATTATTTGCTAAAATAGGTGACAAAATTAGAGAGTTTGAGTTTGGTGATTTAGTAGATATTTTTTCAGGTGCTGGAGAAATAAAAGGTATAGCAAATAGTCTGGCAGATACAATTTTAAATGACAAAGGATCTTCGGAAGCGTCAAGAAAAACTGCAACCGCTAAAAAACAGCAAGTTGCAAGTATGCACCAAGGTGGTTTCGTTCAAGATGTCCCTGCAATATTACAATCAGGTGAGTATGTCGTTTCAAGACAAAATGTGCAAGCGGCAATGGCAAACGGTGGTAGAGTTTCTGCCTTAGATAGAACAGGATCAAATGGTGCTATGGGCAGTGCACCTATCATAAACAATATCGTAAATAATAACAGCAGTTCAAATGTTTCAAACATGAGCAATACAGTTGCTCGACCATTTAGCGAATTGTACACTGCTTTCACAGGATAAAAAAACCCTGCCTTTGCGACAGGGTTACAGAGATTAGTCTTCTTGTGCTAACTTTGCGAAATATGACATTGCGTCATCATCTTCGTTTTCATTTAATTGCACAGAATCAACTGATTGCATTTTTGGTGCCGAAGCAACTTTCATTGTAGGCGTTTCTTCAACATCCTCATTCACAGTTCTCGGTGCTTGTGCAACACCTGAAACTGTTTCTAAAAATCTTTGTTGTAGTTCTTCGTAAGACTTTATGTTATCCTTACTTACAAACTCTTTCAAAGAATGTTCAGACTTCCAAAGTTTTTCCCTTTCATCGTCAGATGGTCCAATTGCAGTAGATAACTCAAACTCTGATTTGTCATAATTCCAGTATCCGTCAACTTTGCGAATCTTTAGTTTGAAGTTTGCACCTTCCCATAAATCAAATGGGTTAATTGGTGATTCATCTTCAAACTCTGGTTGCATTGCCGCCATGATCTTATCAAAGATTTTCTTACCATACTTATAAAGAAAAACTTTACCTTCGTTTTCAGGATGCTTTGAATCTGAAACAACTAAAATATTACTGTAATAAGATAGTTTTCTTTTTCTATCTCTCGCAATATTTTTGTCAGACTCAATACCTGAATTCCAAAGTTTAGAGTTTTCTTCGCAAACTGGACATTTACCACCAGAAGTTGTTGGGCATGTCTCGATCAACCATTTACCAGTTGGTCCTTGAAATGCGTGATTCCAAACTTTCGCCCAAGGTAAATCGTCACCTTCTGGTTGTGGTAAAAATCGTAGAATCGCATAACCGTTTCCTGATTTGTCAACCTCTGGTTTCCAAAGTCTTTCGTCTCCGTAACTCTTCTTCTCTTGTTGTGTACCTGTATCTTTTTCTACTTGTTGTAGAAGTTTTTCTAATGTGTTTTCTTTTCTTAGTGATTGTATTGTCATTGTATTTTCCTTGTATTAACTTTCTTGTCCACTTTATTCATCATATACTATATTCTTAAATTTTTTATTGAGATCATTATAATTTGTATAATGTACGTTTGAGCACTCACTCCACTCTTCAATCGGTTGTGATATTTTACTATCAGTATTTGGATTGACCTTGTAGAATTGTGTTTGCGGAAACTTATCAAAAACTAATTTGTGTTGTTGAATCCAGTTACCACAATAAACTGCTGTTGCCTTATCGACAAGATATAAATTTGTATTTTTGTAAATGTTATTTACATATTCGTCTTCTGAATATAAATCATGACCTAAGAAATATATTTCATCTGCTTCGTATTTATAAGTAGCAATCAAACTTGAAAGCGGTCCAGATGAAAAACCATAATCGCTGCCGTCCAATGCATCAATTGTAGAACTTGCTTTGTCGATTTCTTCTAACCAAGTTATCCACAACCCACCTCTTGAAAGTAATAAATCTAAATATTGTTTTGGCGAATCAGGGTTTTTTTCAACGACAGCGGTTTTTATTTTTTTCATCTGATCTATATTGATACCATGTATGGCAAACTCTTTTCTGTCAAATTTTTCACTTTCATCAATATAATTTTTTTGATTTGTTTCTGAAATCAAATTCAAATCTGTCAATAGTTCATAGGATTGTTCAGGCATACGATTCCAGTTTTTCATGTATGTAATATTTTCTTTACAGTAACCGCTTCTATAAACTTCGTGTGAAATTTCATGGTCAACTGAAATCAAAACGTCTGGTGTAAAATGCCTATACAAAGCATTGCAACCAACTATCTTACCATATTCTCTGAGTGAATCAAGATTCAAAGGTTTTCTTGACTCACCGTTACCGATACAAAACCATCTATTCATTCAATGTAAATTCTATTCCTTTTATTTTCGTATAACCGCATGCGTGTAAAAACAATAATAGTTCATCACTGATTCTTGACAACGAAACGTCTTCTGCATGATCAACTGTAAAATCAAGCAACAATTTCTTTTGATTTTCTTCATCGCAACTATATTCAAGTCTAAATTGTTCTTTCATTTTCTTAACTCCGACCAACTCACAGGAAAATATTGTTTTGCAATATTATCTATTTCTTCTGCAACCATTCTCGATTCCAACTGTGAATCTGGTTTCAATCTCAGATTGCAAACTCTGGCAAATGCCGGTAAAGAACCTGACCAATACCATTCAGTATAAGCAGACTGTGGTAAAATCATTCGTGCTTGCTCTGGTGCAACGCCTGATTCTATCATTTGATTATAATAATCTTTTGATAAATTTATAATTTCGTTATGTAAAGAATCAGTCCTTCTTTCTCTGTTCACCCATTCTACATTTTCATTTTCATCTGAACCTTGTTTACGACTGTCTTTTGGTTTTGCTCGCCACTTTTCAGGTAGAAAGAACTCAGGTTCAGTGTCAACGTAACGCCGTGATATTTCATTCCATACCAAACCTATTTGATGTTTGACTAATTGTCTCGCTACAAATATCGGTGCCTTTACACGAATCTGTAAAAAGCAATGGGCAAACGGTGTCCAATGACCATGTTTTGCAAGATAACCAATTAGTTTATTATCTTTTTCAGAAAGTCTTTTTTCATTATGAGTTGTTACATAATCTTCTTCGATTGACTCAGTAACAACTTCTGTCTCCCATTTTGATTCTTTGTTGAATGAAACTCTGGCAGAATTTACAACTGTCAAATCGTCACCCATATGATTTACATAATCAACTTTCATAATAATCCTTTACAATTTTTAAAATTTTTATTTTCTGTTCTACTAAATTTGTACTAATCAAACTCTTATATTTCTTTATAACATTTTCATACTTCGGATAAACTACTACATCATTTACCTTTTCATTTAAAATTTTTGTGTAATTTAAAATCAAATCCAAAGTTGCCATTGTTTCGTGTGAAACTCTTTTTGAAATATATTCTTTTATAATGATTGGATGCTGACCGTCAATGGGAATAAATAATTCATCAAAATTTCCTGTGCTCTTACATAAAGATTTAATGTCTTGCTCAATAACATATGATAAACTTTCATTTCTTTTTTTCCATCCTTTATAATTTTCTTCATTGAAGTTGCCTACCCATCCTTTCGGTTCTTCTAAAAAGTTTGCAATGAAATAGTTTTCAACTTCTTCTTTGTATTTGTTTGATATTCTACTAAAGTAAAATCTATCCTTTCTTTTTATGAATGATTCTAACTTTGCGCCTGTCTTACCATTGTATTTTCTATAATCATATGTATTTGAATTAAAATGTGTTTTCAATGCTAAGTAAGTTTTATATGTATCAAACCCATCCATTATATTGGTAACTTTGAAACTCTCTCCAGATAATTAAAATTTGAGGCATCCGCTTCTATCTTATCTTTTAACGCTTTTGTTATCAAATCTTTTGCAGATTCATATGGTATTTCATACTCTTCGCAATAATCAATAATTGCTTCGATATAACTAATACCTTCTCTTTGAACTGTGCTTTCTATGATGTAAGAAAACTTTTTACGAGTCAGTAGTTCCAACTTTCGCCTCCATTTTAGATTCTAAGTCTTGAAAACTATTTTCTACAATATTTGTCAAAACATTTACAGCAACCTCTTCATACTTTTCTTTTTTCAACTTTCTGTTCTTTTCTGAAATTACTTCATATTCAAAAGAAACTGACATGTCATCGTCGTCAGATTCAATAAACTTTATCTCGCTGTAATGTATGGTTTTACCTGAGTCTTTACCGCTTAGACATTTTACATCCATTTTCATTATACCATCGTCTCTGTTGGCATCGATGATTTCAAATTTCATAATTTCTTTTTTCTTAGGCATACCACATCTCCAAAGTTTCATTCAATAAAGGTATGTAATCACTTTTATCATGCACAAAAGTTTGCACAGTGCCGTCTTCGGTTACACACATAATCACTATCTGATCAATTGGTTGCCCTGTTCGTTCTTCGAACATTTGAGCATAAGCAGTTGCTTGAATATAATATGATTCATTCCATTTTTCCTCACGCTCTTTTCTTGATGTCTTGAAATCTATAATAGACAACTTTCCATCATATTCAGCAATACAATCGACACGACCTGCCAACCTGAGTTCATCAGACCACAAAGCAACTTCCTGAGAATAAATGTTATTTATTTTTTCATCAAGAACAGGTTTCAATTGATTGAATAAACAAAGAGACAAAAACCTACCAACGCCGTAAGTTTGAATCATGCTATCCTCTTCGTTGTTTAAATAATATTCACAGAAGTGGTGAACCTGAGTTCCTCTAGTTGCGGAAGTTCTTGATATATGATTTGCCACATCTTCGCCAACTCTGTTTCTCCATTCTTGAATGCCATCATTTTTACGAACTGACAAAACAGTTGTGATTGATGGATAGTAATTACCTTCAGGTGTTTCGTAGTGTCTTTTGCCGTTGATGTTTTTTGTTTTAATATCTGGTATTGAATTTGAATTTAAGTGATTAAAGGTTTTAGTCCTTTCAAAATTTAACATAATATAAGTATAACCTAAAAGTCAAAAAAAGTAAACAACTTTTTTTATAATTCTAAATCTTGCCAATTTTTGTTTGAAAGTTCAAATATACCTTTGAGTTCGGTTGGATATTTTGCAACACCGTATGTTTCTAAAATATTTTCTTCAGAAAAAACAAATGGTCTACCTTTCACTCTTGACATAAACTCACCGCTTTTACCAAAGATTGCGCCACCTTGCTTTGAATTTTTACCAAATCCCGGATAACCATTTGGACATTTGTTTGTACCAAATAAAGTTGCGGCACTACCTGCTTCACCAAAGATAATAGAATCTTGCTCAAACTCTTGACCAAGTTTCATAAGCGTGTTTTTCAAGTTACCTTTATCTTGTATGTCTACAACTAAAAAAGAACTTTCACCTACCTCTTTGGCATCCTTTGTGCCATAGTTTTCAATGTAAGAACCTTTTATTTTTGTGACTGAATAACCTTTTGCTCGTAACTTTGAAAGTAAAGATTTATTTCTTTGAAGGTTTTGTTTTTTTGTGTATGGTTCACCTGTACCACATTCAGGTGCAAACCTGAATGCAGTTATGGTACCATAATCATGTTTTCTAGTTTGTCGATAGATTCTTGACAAACTAGATTCGTTTACATAATTTTCGAAACTTTTCATTTAATAATTTATACCAGCATCGTATTTTGTTTTTCCATCACTACGTCTTGTTGCGGTAAGTGCTTGCTTACGATTCTTTCTTCTTGTAGTGTGTGATACGTGAACCCATCCTGAGTTTGGGTCACCTTTTGTATGAAACTCTAAGATGCACTGATCGAAATCTAAATTCATACAAATCCAATCAGCGAGTTCACCGTTTGATTTTCCCATAATTTCAATATCTGCTGCTTCACCTTTTGAGTGTTGTGATTTGCTGGATCCACCGATTGCTTCATTTAGTGCTTCGCTTCGATAACCAGATGTAACTGTTACTACTCCAAACTCATCACGAATTTTTTGTAGGACATTTTCTGCCAATGCTTGTGCGCTTTCTAAATGCTCTTCGGGCATTGAGTTATCAATACCTTTTCTTGATGCTGTTTGTGATTTGATAAATTCTGACACTGTAAAGTTTTTGCTTAATCTCATTTATTCTATTCCTAGTTTTATTTTATTTATAAGATAGTTCCTTACAATCCCAGACCTAACAATGTCTGCAACTGTAAATTCGACGCAAGAGAATTCTTCCATCTTATTTAAAATACTTATAAAAACTTGCATGCCTTCTTTTTCTGAATTCTTTTGCAAGTCTGTTTGAAAAAAGTCACCGCAAAAAATTACTTTTGAATTTTGACCAATACGAGTCATGATTGTGTCAAGTTCATGAAAGTTTAAATTTTGGCATTCATCAACAATCACAATTGAATTGTCCAACGTAACACCTCTTAAAAAAGATGTGGTCAAAAACAAAACGGTGTCTTGTCGTTTCAATTGATCATATAAATGCATGAATGATTGCTCAGTTGGCATCTCAAACATAAACTGTACCATGTTTTGATAAGGCACTTGAAATAATATTGTTTTGTCTTCTTCGTCTCCCGGAAGAAAACCAATATCACGTGTTGGCACTGCTGATCGAACAAGTATAACTCTTTCATACGGTGTTCTGTCATTTAGAACTTCTTTCAATGAATTATACAATGATATAAATGTTTTACCTGTGCCAGCGGCACCGTACAAAAATAAGTTCTGACCTTTTTCATATTCGTCGAACGCAATTTTCTGATTGTCAGTTATTGGTTCAACCTTGACAAGATTCTTACTTGTTATCTGTAATTTTTTACCCATTGTTAATCCTTTTGTTATTGTCTGTAATTGCTTTTTCTGTTTTCATTTCTTTCACAGATTTTCTACGATATCTATCAGCAAGTGGACTGTTTGGATGTGCGTCTGCTATTCGATTTAGATTGTCTTTCCAACCTGAATCTGTTCTGCTATCGACAGAACCAACTCCACCTATGATTGAAACAGTTTCATAAATCTGAACTATGTTTGGATCTTTTGTCAATTCTTCCATTTGAGATATTGACATAAAGTCTTCCCATATTTCGTTTGTTTCTTTATTTTGAAATTTGTATGTTGGCATTTTTTACTCCGAACCAAGTTGGTGTTGGTCTATTTTTCCATGTCGCAAAGCGTTTCTTTGCTACGTTATAAAAGTTTCTGTATGCTTGCAATGAATTATTTGTTACCATACATTC